GTTGAAGTCTATCTGCGAGACGGTCAAGCCCAATGGCGTGGATATTTTGTACTGGGACACCGATGTGTGTCGGCACGAGCCATACGAGCGCGATCAACTGGATTCGCTGCTGCAATCCACCAAGCCCGCAGGTGGTGGAGGCACTGATCCGCAGTGCATCCCCGACTACATCAAGGCCAAGGCAATCAAGGCCGAGTGTGCGGTGGTGTTGACCGATGGTCTTGTATGTTCGTGGGGCGAGGGTTGGTCGATGCCGCTGCTGTGGGGCATCACTACTCAGGGCATCATGGCGCAAGTCGGCAAGTCGGTAACAATTCAATGATATCGACGAACAACATAAAAGAAGCGCCACAACGACGCATTTGGTATTTGGTGGAGACACCGAGAGACTGGCCTAGGAGTTACAACATCATGTGCGAGTATTCCATGAGGCATGATTTGTTGTCGTGTCAGAGAGTGATAAACAAAGAGCCACTAACAATGGCTGAAGCAAAAGCATTTAAGAAATTACTAACAGGAGTGCAATCATGATTCAGAACAGTGCTGTATTGGTTGATCTTCATATCAGTGTGTGGACTGCGCGCAAGATGGATAGGCGCGTGTCAGAACAAGTTGATGTGAACCACAACACCAAGGCCCGAGCAGGTAACTACCACAAGAAATTACTTGCAGGCACCGAGGCGTTGGACTCGCTGCAATCGGTGGTGGGTGCCACACGCCAGTGGCATTACGAGAACACGTTACCGTGGGCCGATAACGGGCAGCGACTGCTATCGATGAAGAACTTCTTTGACTACAAGTCAATCATGGGGGACTTCAGACGGCAGTTTGACGAGGCGGGTGAGAACTTTTGCAACCAGTATCCCATCCTTGTGTCGGCTGCTGCGTTCACGTTGGGTGATTTGTTTAACTCAGGGGATTATCCGAGCGTTGAGCAGGTACGTTCCAAAAACAAGTTTCACGTTGTGTTTAGTCCTGTTCCCGACGCTGGCGACTTCCGCGTGGACATTCCGAACGAGTACCGCGAGGAGTTGCGGAAGATATCCGAGGAGCGCGTGACGCATGCCATGAAAGATGCTTGGGATAGGCTTCACGACTGTTTGGCCCGCATGTCCGAGAAGTTAGCGGGCGATGAGAAACAAGTATTCCGTGACTCGCTTGTGACTAACGCCATAGACCTGTGCGCTACGTTGAGCAAGTTGAACGTGACCAACGACTCCAAGTTGGAGGATGCACGACAGAAGTTGGAACGTGCGTTGGTAGGCATTGATGCCAGAGAGTTACGCAGGAGCGACGACACACGCAAAGATGTGAAGTCGCGTGTCGATGAAATCTTGGGAATGTTTTAGGAGGTGTGAGATGGATCTTGAGACGTTGATGTGGAAGATGTACCGCCGTGGCGTTGTTCACGGTGGTGTGGTTGCCGTACTCACGGCAGCAATCTACCTGATTATGTAAACACTGTTTATAAAAGGAGAACTGAAGTGCTAACCGGAAACTTTGATGCTTATTTCAATACTGACCGTAACGTGTATAACGCGCTCCGTACCTTTGCGCGGGGGCATGTGTCACGGTTCCCCATAAAGTTTGAAGGGAGCGGGTACGCGGTCAGGTTTTACGACTCACGATTTCCTGCGCCAATTGCTTCCTTGGAAAGGGACAACGGTAAATATGTTTTGAGATCTGATCTCATACGCAACGATAAATACGGTGGTGCTAATCACAAGTACAACACGCGGGCTACTTCCAATACGAAACTTCTTCCGGCTTGGTTTGAAGCGTATGTCCGTCCCGTTCCAGACGAAAAGATATGCAGACAGTTTGTCTCTGTCAGAAACGAATTGAGCGAAAAGTGGCGAACCGAGTTTGCCAATCTTGTTGATACTTTCAACATGGCGGGGTGGGGCGGTAGCGCAGACTTATTGCGTAAGGCGTTTTCAGATGACTTCATAAACCATGTAATGAACGGCACCGCCCCCTACTCACATCCCGAATTGCGGAAGTTTATGAATGGCGAATTCGCAAACACATTCCTTGAACACAAACGCCGCCAGTCTATTACACATCCAGACAAACACATCTTTATCAATCCTGACGATACGGTAGTTGTGAACATAGACAGCACCGTAGCCACACTCCTCAGTATCAATGAGTTGCAGGAAGAATCGCGTTCCAAGATTGCCCTGATGCGGCTGCTTGAGAACAACACCCTGCTCGATGGAGTTGGTATAAAGATCTCTCCAGTTAGTTTCTGGCTTTACTAATAATTGCTATTGACGCAAACATGTGGTATATTGTAAACATGGTAACAAGTCAATGGCTGTTAAGCGTAAGTCTTAAACGTAATGGCGATGAGTACCCCTACTACACGTTAATTGATCGTCGCAGACAAAAGTCCACACGGTTCAACAGTTGTAAACACTGTTTACAAAAGCCAGTGGCCGAGAAGTTAGTGATGATCAAGATGATGCGTGGTGATTTCAAGGACTATATCTTTGGGTCATGGATTGGGGATAGGCATATAGTCGTTGCGTTAGACAAAGACGAGTACAACGAACTATTGGAGAGGGTCAGTGGTACCGACACCGGAAAACAAAGTAAAAAACCGCGTAAGAAAGATACTGAATAAGTACACGACTGCGTACAGTTTTATGCCCGCTACGCATGGTTATGGATCATCAGGTGTGGCTGACATTGTGTCCTGCATCAACGGTAAATTTATTGCCATAGAGTGCAAGACAGACGGTAATAAGCCTACGGCCCTACAGAAAAAGAACTTGAACGATGTTGTGAAATCTGGGGGCTACGGGTTTGTTGTGGACGATTCATCCATAGGAGTGTTCATCCTTACTCTGGATAACGTGGTAAGTGGCAGGTTGCCGCCAACATGTTTTGATTTCACCAATGAAGAAAACCAGAGCCAAGACAAGTGAGGGCAAACTTAAACGCATCATGCTGTATGCATCTAGCGTGTATGCCATCAGTACGAAAGAGATAGCCAACCGATACAAACTAACCAGACGCCAAGCGTTGAGATACATAGACAAGTTATACAACGACGGGCATTTGTACATGCGATACAAGGTTGGTGGACGTTTTTATTATTCAATTGTTAGGAGGAAGAATGAAACTAGAAAAACTAAATGAAGCGTTGAGGGTAGCCGACGAGTTCGGCATGGACGGCACTGATGTGTCCATCCTCTTTGCTATTGCCGAGAAGCGCAGGGATGAGGGAGCGGCAACTATCATGCAGTTCTCTTCTGGAACGCAGTTTGCGTCTTTTGGCACCATCCACGAGCGTGTCAAACGCATGGTGAAAAAAGGCGTGTTGAAGAAACAAGTTCGAGAGGACAATCAAAGATACAAAGTGTTGACTGATGGCCCAGTGTTGGGTAAATTCCTAGACCGTTTGAACGAAGTATAACTTTTTAACAAGGAGACTAAAGTGACTAAGAGTGCAAAAATTCGCAAGTTGATGGCCAAGGGTTTAAGCGTTGCAGAGATTGCCAAGCGCGTGAAGGTGCATGCCAACTACGTGCATACCATCAAGTGGTTGGACAAGAAGAAAAAGCCAAAAGCCCAATTCAAAAGCCCCCGTTCGCGTCTGCTGCAAGACATATTCCAGATGAAGAAGGCGGTGGATGCGGTGGAGAGCAAGCCGACGAAGTTATTGGTACAACCCCAGTACAAAGACATGGCTATGAAAATTCTTGCTGATAACGATCTTGTCAACAAGCCCCCGCACTACACAAAAGGCGGTATCGACTTCCTCGACTACGCCGAGGCCAAGGGGCTGACCGAGAACGCCTATCTTTTCAACGTGGTGAAGTACGTTTCACGTGCGGGTAAGAAGGTAGGTGCTGACCCTGTGCAGGATCTTGAGAAGGCAGAGTTTTACCTCAAGCGTGAGATTGCGCGGAGGAAGAGTGCGTGACCGAGAAAGACTACTTGCCACAGTACGCCGCAGAGTTAGTGCATGACTTGAAAGTACAGGAAGTTCAATGGCGCTACTCTGCAAATGCTGCACTTAAACGATGGGGTGAGAGCAATTCCATATACAAGGAAGAATTTGCCAAGGCCGAGGCGTTTAGAAACACAGCAGATATGGTACGCAATGCAGTACACATTGTGCTGCCATTGAACGGTCAAGTATATGTACCTCCATCCAGTAGCAGATATACACCGGAAGAGTGTGAGTCTTCTCACGCTTTGCCACATATATTGACTACGTTTGAACACGCCGTGGATAAAAACTATTACGACGCTGACAACTTAGATGAGTTTGAAATTCCAGATGCAAGCGTCAGTTTGGCTGTGGACTTCAAGCAGTTTGATGAAGATGATGAAAGGTACAAAGACGAACGACTCCCCGGCAGAAGCCCTGTTTCTGTAATCGCGTTCTCTAGGTTTAATAAGAATGCCAAGGGGGTAAAGTGGTGTCTTAATAGTTACTACATGACTATGTATACGCCGCTTGTGTTTACCAATAACGGCACAGAACTTAGCTTAAGTAATATCTATACGAAAGAAGGGCTGTTTGATAACGACAGTCAACCAACTAAAGATAGAAACTTTGTAGAGACTATATATAGATCTTTGAACGCAAACATGGAAACAGTAATCCGAGCCTGTCACGCACTGCGTGTCGGTGCTGTGTTGGAGGAGTGTGAGGAGAAGTCCTACACACGCAACAGGACACTCCAGAAGAAGGGCGTTGGCGGGTTTGAGTACCACGTGTTGAGACTGCCATATGGCACAGTCAGAGAGACGTTGGGTAGTCGATCCGGTGGCGAGCGCGATGCCCCGAGGTATCACTTCCGAAGGGCGCACCTACGTAAATTGTCCAAGGGAACTCAGACGTTCGTGCGTTCATGTTTCGTTGGCAATCGTGAGAAGGGCGAGATCCAGAAAGAATACAAACTAGAAAGCGGGGTAGCAGCATGATTGACTGGCTCAAAAAAATGTACCGCGATTGGCAGTGGCGCAGACAGAACGAATGGGCGCAGGTGCCACCGCCTGATTGGTCAGCGAAACGCGGTGGGAGGGAGTACTGGTGAAATCATTAAACGACATCTACCAAGATGGACTCAAACTTCTTGAGCAGGACAAGTGCGACGAGGCTATCCCTCGCTTCGACGATATCATCAAGTTGCGTCCGCTCCTTGCCGGGGCGTATGTGCAGCGGGGTCGGTGCCATTGGGAAATGCGACGTTGGGACTTGGCAAAACCTGACTTCGAGAATTGCCTGATGCTTGATCCAGAAAACCCAGATGCCAAGTGGACGACGGGCCTGATTGAGTTGCAGTTGGGAAACTTTGAGCGTGGGTGGATGCATTACGAGAACCGTTGGGACACCGACACATTCCAGTCACCCCGGCTCAAGACTCGGCTCCCATCGTGGGAGAAAGGCAAAGGCTATAAGTCTGTGTTGGTCTGGTGCGAACAGGGCGTGGGCGATCAGTTGCTCTACGGCAGCATGTTGGGTGCGCTGAAGAAAGAGACTGAGAAGGTCACGGTGATGATCGATATTCGACTGATGAATCTTTTCCAACGCGCCAATCCAGATATTAAATTCATACGCCACGACAGTCGGGTGAACAACGCCGAGTACGACTCGCAGATTCCGATTGGCAGCGTGGGTAAACATTTCATTAACGATGTCGCTGACATCAAGAAGCATCGGTCTGTCGGATATGTTTATCCTGATCGCAGCCGATTGGATCATCTGACACACGAGTTGGCGCTGCAACCGGATGACTTCGTGATCGGTATATCTTGGGCAAGCACGGCTCCGCGCATCGGTGAACACAAGAGTGTGAAACTGGAGGAGTTGGTAGGACTTTGGGATATCCCGAACGCCAAGATCGTAAGCCTGCAATACGGCAAGCCTGATCACGACATCGAACCGTTTGAAGAAAAGACTGGCAAGATTGTTCGCCAGACGACGGTCGGTAACTTCTTTGACTTGGAGGGCGTGGTCGCAGCGATGTCACTGTGCAACGCCGTGGTATCCGTGTCGAATGCGAACGTGCATCTGGCAGGAGCCTTGGGCGTACCGACGTACGTGCTTGATGCCAACAAGTTGTGGTATTGGAATCATAAGGAAGGGCGAACGAGCCTTTTCTATCCGACAGTTAACCTTTACCCACGCGACTATTTGAACGCGCCGTGGGATGCACAGATTGCAGAGATCATCAAAGATATTAAGGAGCGACGAGCATGACCGAAGAAGATGTTTCTTATCTTGATGCCAAGCCTGAACACTTGGTGCCTATGCCCCCGCAACAGAAAGTGTGGGCGACCATCGGTGACAACTTGGAGTTGGATTACATCGACTGGGACATGATCAACGAGTTGGCGAAACAGTTTGATGTTTTGCACAAGGAAGGGCAGGAGAAGACCGAGAGCCATGTCATCTGCAAATTGCTGACGTTGGTGCGTGAGCAAACGAGGAAGGACTGTGAGCAGGCCAAATGAATACATCGTTGATCGCTTAAACGAGCGGATCAATGACTTGGAGAAAGAACTTTTGGATGAAAAGTCCCACAAGACTGACATTCTGATCGCAGAAATCATGTTAGCCGTGGTGTGCTTCTGTGCGGGCTGCGTGGTGGGAGCGGTGTACCTATGACAAAACTAGAAGCGTGGAAGGCGTGGAATGAAACCGTAGGTGTTGGCGCAGAAGCGACAGAGTTTGCACTAGAGAAATCGAGCCACGGCAAAGCATTTAGTTATGCGTGGGATGCTGCGGTGGCCGAGAACGAGCGACTACGCGAAGCCCTGCATGACATCTCCATCAGTAAGAACTCTATGTATCAAGAGTCACGAGCCAAGCAAGCCTTGGGTGAGGATCAAAAAATCTGGAGGATGTGCGGCGTGAATACGGATGATGTGATTAAGATGGCCGAGGAAGCCGGGATCGTGATGAGTCTGACCGACGAGCGTGTGACGCTGAACAAACTGAATCGTTTTCTGGAACTGCATCTGAAGGCACTGAAGAACGAAGGCTACCGCCGGGGTGAAACATGATCATTGACGACAAGTCCCCGCCGGGATCGTGGCAGCGTGAGATAGAACTGCAACCGTGGAAGTACTCACAGCAGGAAAAGGTCGGGTGGGCGCTGTCTGAGATGCGCTTGCGTGGCATGTTCAAGGAAGCCGACATCCTTTCCCAAGAGATCGTTGTGTTGAAAGCAGAAGTGGATCGTTTCCGTGCAGATCGAAAATGACATACTGAATCTGATCCGCGATCTTCCACGCGAGATCAATGACACATCAACCACAACTGAATTTAAATTTCTTACGGTGGGTGGTGTGCTGTGGGCCTGTCACGATGAGATCAGGCGACTGCGGCAGGAAGTACAGGAGTTAAAGAGTGTCAATCGTAAAAAAGGTCCGTAGTTGTGTAGAGTGCAAAAGGACGTTTGCTAACCCAGAGTCCCTGCGTACACACATATACAAGTTTGGTGGATGCAGGAGCGAAGAATCTTTAAAAGCCGCAGGCTTTGAAAATACCCCCAAAGGTTGGCTACGCAAAAAGATGGTAAGTTTTAATGACAATACTAACAATTGATTTTGAAACGTATTACGACAAACCGTTTTCGTTATCAAAGATAACCACGGAGGAATACATCCGTGACGAACGCTTTGAAGTTATCGGTGTAGCCGTAGCGGTAGACGACTCCGAACCGGAATGGTTTAGCGGCACACACGAAGAAACTTCTGCGTGGCTGAACAAGTTTGACTGGACTAACTCCTTGGCATGCGCCCACAACGCGCAGTTCGATGGGGCTATCTTGTCTTGGATATTTAACATCAAGCCGAAGGGATGGCTTGATACGCTATGCATGGCGCGGGCTAAGCATGGGGTGGACTCAAGTGTGAGTCTTAAATCCCTAGCAGAACAATACAAACTGGGAGCAAAGGGAGATGAAGTTATTAACGCGCTTGGTAAACGGCGCATGGATTTTACTGCTGAAGACCTTGCTCGTTACGCTAGTTATTGTATTAACGATGTTCGCCTTACCCATCGTTTGCTTAATTGCTTGCTTGCTGAGTTCCCTGCGAAAGAACTGAAGGTTATCGACTTAACGCTGCGTATGTTCACCGAGCCTGTGCTTGAGTTGAACCTGCCGTTGCTTGAGTCCCATCTGGAATCCGTCAAGGACAAGAAAGCCAAGTTGCTCGCCGCTGCCGAGGCAGACCGCGAGTCGCTTATGAGCAACGACAAATTTGCTGAACTGCTTACGCGATTAGGAATAGAACCGCCCAAGAAAATCAGCAGCCGCACAGGGAAAGAAGCGTGGGCATTCGCCAAGACTGACGAAGAGTTCAAGGAACTACTTAACCATTCAGACCCACGTGTACAGACGTTGGTCGGTGCGCGGCTTGGTACAAAAACTACTTTGGAAGAATCACGCACACAGCGGTTTATAGATATCAGTCTGCGTGGCAAGTTGCCGGTGCCAATTAAATACTACGCAGCACACACTGGCAGATGGGGCGGCGAGGACAAGATCAATCTTCAGAACCTGCCGCGTGAAAGCAATTTGAAGAACGCAATCGTAGCCCCTGATGGCTACGTCATAATTGACTGTGACTCATCACAGATCGAAGCCCGTACGGTTGCTTGGCTTGCAGGGCAGAACGATTTGGTCGAAGCGTTTGACGAAGGCCAAGATGTATACAAGATCATGGCGGCTACCATCTACAAAGTGCCTATCGAAGAAGTCACCAAGGCCCAACGATTTGTAGGAAAAACAACTATTTTGGGTGCTGGGTACGGTATGGGCGGTACCAAGTTTCAGTTACAACTTAAGGCGTTCAACGTTGATGTAGATATCGACGAGTGCAACCGCATCATTGACGTATACAGGGAAACATATCCAAGCATACCTGCGCTATGGCGACAGGCTCAGAAGTGTATTGAGTTTATTTTGCTCAAGAAAGCAGCGCCATTTGGCAGCGTAGATGTTGTGCAGTTTGATCCACGACAACGCGGCTTCCTGTTACCGAGTGGACTGTGGCAGCGATACGAGGGGCTGCGTAAGGTCGATGACGGTACAAAGATCGAATACGAGTACGGCACACGTAAAGGCGCGGTCAAGATTTATGGTGGGAAGATTGTTGAAAACATTTGCCAAGCCGTGGCAAGATGTGTGATTGCCGAGCAAATGATCAGGATTTCAAAACGCTACCGAGTTGTGTTGACCGTGCATGACGCTATTGCTTGCATAGCACCCGAGGCCGAGGCTGAAGAAGCGCAACGGTACGTTGAGGAATGCATGAGATGGCGACCGACATGGGCTGCTACCCTGCCGTTGAACTGCGAGTCAGGTGTAGGTAAAAGTTACGGGGATTGCTGATGACATCGTACAGTTGGTCGTATTCGTCGTTGGACTTGTTCCAACAATGTCCGCACAAGTATTACCGACTGAAGGTAAAGAAGGACATCAAGGAACCCGTCAGCGAGCATCTTGTGTATGGACTCGACATGCACAAGGCAGCAGAAGAATACATCAAGGATGGCAAGTCAGTACCGGATCGGTTCAAGTTCCTGATACCCGCTCTCGACAAACTCAAGGGGTACGCTGGAGAGAAACTTTGCGAGTACCGAATGGGTTTGACTAAAAGTCTAGCTCCGTGTGGCTTCTTCGATAAAGATGTTTGGTGGAGAGGCATTGCTGATTTAATAATTTTAAGTGATGACTTTGCAAAAATTGTTGACTACAAAACGGGCAAGTCATCCAAGCATGCGGATACCAAGCAATTGGAGATACTGTCGCTGGCAGTATTCAAGCACTTCCCACAGATCAAACGCATCAAGGGCGGGCTGCTGTTTGTAGTTGCTAATGAGTTTGTGAAAGGCAACTTTGATGTGGAGCAGAGTCATATTTACTGGCAGCGATGGCTAACCGGAACCGCTCAGTTGGAGAAAGCGTTTGAGGTTGACGTATGGAACCCGCGTCCGAACTTCACATGCAAGAAGTGGTGTCCGGTTAAAGACTGCACGCATAACGGGAGATAGAAATGTCAGACATAAAAGTTAAATTAAGTGAATCCGGTATAGATACACCGCTGTTTCATGACTATGAATATCACTATCCCGCGAAGAATCGAGGGGCTAACCAAGATTATTTGACGCTTGTTATTGAAAATAATGGCGGTAACTTTTTGTCGGTGGCTTTGTACGATGAAGGCGATAGGAAGATAATTTCTCGCAATCAAGATGTCAGTAAGATACTTATTCAGATTGACGGTGGTATTGAACATACCGATTTTTTCAACATGCTAAAACTTATTAAAGAAGCGCACGAAGTTAGTAATGCGCTGGGAGGCACACATGGCTCGTGATTACCGTCGTGAATACGACAACTACCAAGGCAAGCCCGAACAACTAAAGAACCGTGCTAAACGTAATTCTGCTCGTGCCAAGATGATGGCAGCCGGGCGTGTACGTAAAGGCGACGGTAAAGATGTTGACCACAAGCAACCGTTGAGCAAGGGCGGATCAGCAGGTAAATCAAACCTGCGAGTTGTCAGCACCCACGCTAACCGTGCATTTAAGCGGCAGAAGGATCGGAAACCTGTTTGATGCAGATCATCGACAACAAGGCACTTCTATTGCGTGTCAAGGAACCCGAGCGGATTACTGCTGTGATTCACAACGCTAAGAAACTTAACGACAACGAAGTGCTGGTCAAATGGGGGGTGGAGGAAGCACAGATTCTCAAGAATCTACGGCTCAAGGATGTGCCGTCCCCCATTATGCGAGATTACGTATGGTCAGGATTACAAAAGCCGTTTAAGCATCAGTACGACACGGCTGCGTTTTTGACCTTGCATCGGCGGGCTTTCTGCTTCAACGAGCAAGGCACTGGCAAGACGGCATCGGCTATCTGGGCTGCGGACTACTTGATGCAGCAAGGGTTTATACGCCGTGTGCTTGTGTTATGCCCGCTATCCATCATGCAGTCGGCTTGGGAGAACGATCTCTTCAAGTTTGCCACGCATCGGACATGCGCTATCGCGCATAGTTACTCCAAGGAGAAGCGCATACAGGCGGTGCAAGGCGATGCCGAGTTCGTGATTTGCAACTACGATGGTTTGAATATTGTAAAAGAAGCCGTGATAAAGGGTGGCTTTGATCTGGTGATTATTGACGAAGCCAACGCCTACAAGAACGTAAGCACAAAAAGATGGAAGGTACTGAACTCCATACTCATGCCGTCCACTTGGGTATGGATGATGACGGGTACGCCAGCGGCGCAGACACCGACAGATGCTTACGGACTAGCCAAGATCATTAACCCAAGCGGTGTGCCAAAATTTTTTGGATCTTTTCGGGATCAAGTGCTATTCAAAGTATCCCAGTTTCGATGGGTACCGAAGCCTTCTTCCCAACAAATCGTACACAACGCACTACAACCAGCAATACGTTTTACCAAAGACGAATGTCTGGATCTGCCGGAAATGACTTACGTCATGCGTGATGTACCGCTCACCCCGCAGCAGACTACGTACTACGAAGAGATTCGTAAACAGATGCTTACAATTGCAGCGGGCGAGGAGATTACCGCCGTCAACGCAGCCGCAAGCCTAAACAAGTTATTACAACTTTCATGTGGCGCGGTCTACTCGGATAGTGGAGAAATCATAGCGTTTGATGCGAAGAACCGCATGGCTGCGCTACTGGAGGTCATCGAGGAGGCAAGCCAAAAAGTAATCATATTTGCCCCGTTTCGCCACGCCATCGAGATCATTGCGGAGGAACTGAAGAAGAACAAGATCTCCTGCGAGATCATCAACGGTGCAGTCCCGGCTACCAAGCGTTCAGAAATTTTCAAGAAATTTCAAGAAGATCCAGAACCGCGAGTGCTTGTCATACAGCCTCAAGCAGCAGCACACGGTGTCACGTTGCATGCGGCCAACGTTGTTGTTTGGTGGGGACCGATAACGTCTATTGAGACTTATTTGCAGGCCAATGCCCGCGTCCACCGTGCGGGCCAGCACCATCCATGCACAGTAGTACACTTGCAAGGCAGTCCTGTTGAGAAGCGCATCTACAAGATGCTGTCTCAGAAATTAGATGTGCATACCAAGTTGATCGAAC